ACTCTTATCTGTTTTTCTCTTTTCTGTAATATATGCTCTAGTGAGCTCCTTTGCTTCGTCCATTGTTACTGGGTTATTATCAATGCAGCCTGCATAAATGGCTAAAATGCAAATCTCTGGCACATCTGCTGTCATATTTGCTAGCCCATCAAAAGAAGCCTGTGCAACACTCTTATCTGTCTGTACAAGTAAGTAAGAACCATTAACGACAGAAAACATTTTCTGCACAATTTCCTTGCATTCTGCTGCACCGAAGCTAAACTCAACTTTGTATTCTTTTCC